TCATAGAATTGAACAAAAAACAAAAAAAAAACGGAAGTGAATTAACATGGATGAAAATATGAAGAATGAAATAACAAAAGGTGCTGAAGTCATTGGACTTACAGCAGAAGAAGGTATGGCTAAGTTTGAAGAGATTTGCTCGGAAAACAGCATTGAAATGACAAACCCAATTAGTAAGGGTCTTTGGCGTAACTTTGTGGCTAATGCTAAGAGAAGCCAACAATCGGAAACAACATCGGAAAACGGAAGCGACGACTCTTTTTACAAAGCAGCGTTTGGTTTCTTTGTTTCTTTAGATGCACCGAGAGATATGATGGCTTGGAACAGAATGAAAGCAAAAGAAGAGTTTATTCGTGATGCTGACAATGCCTTAGAAAAGGGTATTGTTGCCGTTGCTAATCAAAATGCTCTTGGTAAGTGGGTTGTATCTCGCTACCATAATAATGAATATGAAGAGAAAACTGTAACTACTTTACCTGCGGGTGCAGAAGAAACAGAAGATGGTCGCTTCTATATTCCTTTAGATGCTACTGCTGTTTATATGAACGGTGGTAAGAATAATAACTACGGAAAGCCTCTTCCTCCTGAACAAATGCGAAGAAGCGGTGTTTTCTTTGGTTCTTTGGGAACGGGTGAAATGAAACCATATTACTTTTCATACAAGAATCAAGGCGGAGTAGATTTTGCACCAAACAGTTTTGAATGGTGTCATTTCTTATGTGTTCTTGGTTCTAATGGAACTGATATTTATGGTGCTAAACAAATGACCTTTGATTCACTTACTTTGAATGCAGATATGGACACTGAAAATGACTTGTATAGAGACATGAAGGACTTTGACTTTGAAGATTGTCTAAGAAACAACTTCAATTCTCATCTTGTTCCTCTTGTTGAATTGAATAAAGCACATATTAGTAGACAAGCATTACCTTCTAAAGAGCGATTTATAGTAACAGATGGAACTGTCTGTAATATGAATATGACTCCTACAAAGAATGGTAATAGAATCATTAATATTACCGACCTTAATGCTGAACTAGATTATGAAAGTGATGGAATTACAACTTGTTGGATTCCTAACCACTTGAAACTTGATTTCGGTATTGGTTCATCAGTCATTGTTGTTGGCCGAACAAGCCAAAGAACTACTGATGAGGGAGTAGAACCCGTAACAATCAATGTTGCAGGTATTTACTGTGTAATTAAACATGGTTCTGCTGTTGAAGTATCTCAACCTGTTGAAGAGGACTTTGACTGGTTTTGATTGATATTCCGATTATTCCCCCGTAGAAATGTCGTATTGGCTTTTTAGCCAGTTCGTTAGTTGCGGTATGATGTGTTGGCGACATTACAGATTTCATGTCGGGAATAAGCATATAACAAGTGTAAGTTTGAACTTGTGGAAGTAATTGAGACTCAAATAGGTGCGAAGCCTATTCCCTTTGGAGGGAAATAAAAATGGAAGACATAAAAGAAAATAGATATTTATTAAAAGCAAATAGTTATCTAATTGACCTAGAAACGGTTGATTTCGTAACTTGGAAAGAGAATGACAAAGAAGAAGGAACTTATTGGACTAAATTACATATCGGCACAAAAGAGTGTAGATATGTATGTGATTCATTAACAGACCTAAACACGCTTATTCGGGCGTGGTCTAACCTAAAAGGTAAGCGACTAGAAATACTGAATAAAGAACTAATAACAGAATGGTGATATTATGGGATTAACAAGCAATAATAATAAGAAAAAAGCAGTAGATGAAGGGGTAATAAACAATGCAAGAGTATTGGCCTTTCAAAGCAAATTGACGAAGCAAACAGAAGAACGACTCGGAAGAAACAACCGATTAATCTGCGGTATTTGGGGAGAACCTAAGACAGTTAAAAGCGGATTAGCCTTAGATTTTCCTAATAAGCAAATCTATGTTTTAGACTGGGATGATGGATGCGAACCAACATGGCGACAAAACCATGAATGTTCCGATAGAATTACACTATGGAATCCTGAAGTAAGAAATGATAACGGTGAATTAGATATTCAAAAGTCCGAAGCAAACTCCGAAGACTTTGTTCTCTTTGTTAAAGAAAAGATTAAGCAAGGCGAAGATGTTTTGTTTGTATTTGATGGAATTGATAAGTGGCTAGATTGTTGCACACTTCATGTAACTGGAAGTTCAAAGATTGGAAAACCACAAAAGATGAAGTTTGAATGGGGAAAGCGAAACGCTCCTTTTTATTCCCTTTTGATGATGTGCAAGAATCTAAATTGCGACCAAATCTATATTACGCATTCAAAGGCTGATTACGGAGCAACTGGAGAAGTAATTGGTTCTAAACCAAACTGGCATAATTGGGGAGATTATCTCCATCAAATTATTACAACCCGAAGAACACGCAAGAAGAATGATGTTGTGTATAAGGCTGAACTGTTAAGTAGTAAAACCAATACAGAACTTGTAGGTAAGTCTTGGGAATCATTAACTGTTGGTGCAGGTAAGGTTTCTTGGAACGGTATTCCTGAATTGCGTGAGGGTTTGATTTGAAGTTTGAAGTAGATTCAAGCGACCTAAGAGAAGCATTAGAAAGCGTTATGGTTAAGGGAAAAGGAACTACTAATAGTGGTTTTGGAAACACCAATTTAGGCACATACGCCTGTCTTTATGTTAAAGACGGCGTTCTAAGTGTTTGGAACGGTAGCCCCTCTTTCTGTGTAAAGATTGATATTCCCTTAGAAGGAGAAAGCGTAGATGGTGATTTTTGTGTTGATAGCATGAAAATTATTCCTTATCTAAAGTCTTTTGGCGGAGTAGTTGATTTTAATGTGGGTGATTTTATTACAATTACAACAGAACCTCATGGAACAAATAGAACTGCGTCTATTCCTTTAGTAGTGTTGCACCCTAATGCAGACGCTATTAGTAGATTAAAGAATATGTTAAATCATATACGCTATGAGGTTCAACCTCAAACTTTATTTAATTTTGGTAAATCTAAGTTTGAAGGGGCTTTTGTATTAACTCAACCTCAATTCAAAGAAACAATAAAGAACTGCGAATTAGTTAAAAGCGGAGTCTATAAATTAGATTTCAATGAAAATGTCTTAACTGTATCTACAAGACAAGATGCAACAAACAAATATGAAGAAGTTATTACACCTGTTTTCCCATTAGGAGAACCTGCTACTGTTGAGTTCAGTAGTCCGGTGTATGCTTTCTTTAAGAGCGACCAAATGGTTAATGTCTATATGAAAGACGACCATCCACTTTTATTAGTATCTAATGATAGGATGCTACTAAAAGCACCACATATAAGCGGGTGAATGTAAATGATAATAAGTAAATGTAATGATGGTAAAACCATCTATAAATCATGGAGAGAGAACGGTGAAAAGAAATACGCATTGGAGGATTTTCGGCCTTATTTTTATGTTAAGGAAGAGGCTAATGAGCCAAGAGAATACAAAGCGTCTAAGTATATTACTAGGAACTTTGAGTATATTCGTGGCGAGTGGGTTAATATTGATAAACAGCCGCTTAAAAGGGTTTATGTAGAAACATCTTTTGATATTAAAAACGCAAAGAAAATGTTCGGTCAAACCTTTGAAGCAGATGTTCCTCATCACTTTAGATACTGTGTTGATGAATTAGATGAAATGCCCGAATATGAAATGCGTAAATGGTATTGGGATATGGAATGGGCGCAAGGTGGCGAACACCATGATAAGATTACTACTATCGTTGTTTATGATAATTATGATAAAGAGTATTATCAGTGGGCTTGGTTTCCTAATGAATATGAAGAAAATTTATACACAGGTGAAATGCACAAATCAATTAGCAAATCATTACCAAAATATGACTCATGGGTTTTTGACAATGAAAAAGAAATGATTGAATCTTTTATCAATGTTATGATAGATAAAGACCCCGATATGTTAATAGCATGGTTTGGACTTAAGTTCGATTTGCCTAAATTGCTTGAAAGGTGCTGTGCATTGGGTATCAATCCTATGCGTATGTCTCCAATTAACCGAATAGAAGGCGTTAAGAAGACCGGCAACGGCTTTGTTTTCAGTAAGGCTGAAAGTGGATTCTCCCCGATACAACAACCATTAGGGGGTCGCATAACCCTCAATTTAGACTTGGCTTTTGAGAGACAATGGAATGATTCGCAAAGAGGAACATTACCATCAATGAGTCTTGAGTTTGTATCTCAAACATTATTCGGTGAAGGTAAATCAAAAGAAACTATTTTTGAAGACCCGAATGAGTTTTATCGTAGAGGTTGGCTTGAAGATACAGAAGCCTATTTGAAATATGCTTTGATAGATGTTGAATTGCTTGTACGAATAGACGAAACAAACTTTTGTAGTGAGGCTATTATTGCATTACAAAGATTACTTAAAGCACCTTTTGAAGCGTGTTTTTATGCAAGTCACATGGGTTCTATTTACTTTATGCGTCATGCAGATTGGATTTGTAAGACTGGAAGTAAAGTGGATAAAAGAGAAGAATACGAAGGTGCTATGATTTACGACCCGCTTAGTGAAGGAACAAATGGATTACATCTAAAAGTAGCCGCTTTTGATTTTGCTGGATTGTACCCATCAATGATGATTGCTCGCAATATTTCATGGGAAACTAAAAGTGAAGAACCTACTGAATTTGGTTGTGATATTGCTACACCAAGAGACTTTAGCGAAGCAACAAGAACTCACATGCTTTACTACAAAACAGATAAATTAGGTTTGTTGCCAAGAGCAGTTCTTGAATTGAAAGAGTTGCGAAATGAATATAAGCGACTTATGCGAGATGCAAGAGAAAGCGGAGATGATTTAGAAGCAGTTAAGTGGCATAATAATCAAATGGCTGTAAAGCGTTTAATGGCTTCTTTTTATGGCATTGTTGCCTTTCAAGGATTTGGTTGGGCTGATGTTAATTTAGCCGCAAGCATTACAGCAAGTGCAAGAGAAGCAATTAGATTAGCGGCATTTAAAGCAAAGGAGATGAAAGTATGAAATGTAAAAAACCAT